GTACCTCTCACTGAGCCAAGGTCCGCCGCGAGAACCCACGCCAGGCTCGAGACATGTGATTCTATCTTTGTCTCCCTCTCACTCACAAGGCGCAGGGCTGGCGTCTGGCATCTTCCCGCCGACAGTCCCCGTCCCACGAACTTCCAGAGAAGTGGCGAGATTGTGAATCCAATCATCATATCTAGCACAGACCTCGCCTGCTGGGCGTAGACCTTGTCCATATCGATCTTCCTGGGATTGGCGATGGCCTTCTTCACCGCCGTCTCCGTAATCTCATGAAACACCGAACGGGGGAAGGAGAGCGGGTCCTTCTTCAGTAAACAGGCTACCGAGTAAGCGATGGCCTCACCCTCTCGGTCATCGTCAGCACAAAGGTAGACTGTCTTCGCCTTTGCAGCTGCTTCCTTTATCGCGTTCATGGTGCCTGATTTCTCCTTCATGAAGGTATACCTGAGGGCAAAATCGGAGTCCAGACCTATGGCATCGAGATCCTGTTCGAGTGTCCGAATGTGCCCCATGGTTGCCATAACCCTCGCCCCAGGGAGGAACGAGGCAATCTTTTTACACTTTGCAGGGGATTCAACGATAACGAGCATGGGACTGCTATAGCGGGCGAATAAAAGGTCAACTTTTAGCTACGCGTACGGAAATAAAAGTTGATCGATACGCGTGGTCTATAAAAAGGTCCACATGGAAAATCCTCCCCTGTTCGAGATGCGATTTTGCTTGAATACTGCCCTATGTCAGTCTCCACCAGGCATCAGTAAAACAATGAAGGCAATGGAATATATCAAACACTTTGCACTCATTTCTCGCTTTACAGCTGGTCACATCGAATCTGGAATTCATCATATTACAGTAATCCTGACGAATAACAATTTGTCAGAGACAACCCAGTGGAAGATGCGTTTGCAAAAGAAGTTGCGCCTTAATACTTGCATCCTTTCGAGTAAGAAGACTTCAGACATGAAATCTCTAGACCAACTCTTTGGAAAGATGTTGCGCTGCAAGAAGGTGGATAATTTACCCGATCTCCTTGTGATGTGTACACACGAGAAGAGGACAAGCGATCTTAAGGAGCTTATTGAGACACTGAAAAATGGTACATACAACTTCACTAAGTTTGGTATTCACCGTATCTCTCTAACAATCATGTTTGACGAGGCGGATAAGAATATGAGGCTTATTTCATCCTGTCTAAGCGATATTAATCCGCTTATTACAAGTGGTACGGGGAATGTTAAGTCTGACAATGTTATTCGCGATATCCATTTTATCACTGCCACTCCAATAAAGGCATTCTGGATGGAGTTGAAGAAGCAAGGCATCACCAGCCTTCATAACATCAATACTGCAATTGCCAAGATGGATTCTGAAAGTATGCTTCACACCAACTACGCGGAGTTGATGAAGGACTACCGTTTCCTCTCAGAGCACGAGATTCGCATGAATGACAATATGACAGAAGATCCATTCGAGTATGCAATTTCTGTTATAAACACCCTTGATATGACTAAGCCTCTTACCGTGTTCGCCCCTTCTCGTATCTACCTTGACGATCACGACCTAATGCAACAGGGACTAACGAACAGAGGATTTCACGTCTATATTGACAACAGTAAAAAGAAGGGTTTCTATGACTTGAAGGGTGATTTCATGACTCTAGATCTCTTTAACAGAACCTATTCTGTAAAGGGAGAGTTATATGAGACATTTGTGAAGTGGCGAGAGGTTCATCCCAACGAGCATCTAGCAATTACTGGCCTTCTCAATATTACTCGGGGTATTACATTCAATACAATTGGCTTCAACTTCACCGATATGATTATCTCTGCATATCATGCGAAAGATATTGCGGCATTAGTTCAGTTATTTGGCAGGGCAAATGGTGGTAAGAAGTACGTAGATGTGATGAATCTTCATTGTCCTAAAGATGTTTACACAAAGGTGAAGGAATTTGTGGATATGGCCCTTGATATTCTGAATAAGAATCCCGACGAATTTGAGGAGAAGCACTTCAGAGGTCAGACGTCGCAGGAGAAGAAGAGGGCGCAACAGGAGGTTGCTTGGACTGTGCCGAAGGTATTCCAGTTGACCGAGGAGGAGTGGGATTCAATCAAGAAGGTGAAAGGGAAGTCTGGAAAGGACAAGAAGGAGTGGGATAAGACGACGATTCTTCCTCTTATTGCTAGTAAGGACTCTCCACTTGAAGCTCTCATTAAGGGGATGGAGTGCTTTCAGGTCACTGCTCCAGATGCTGATAATACTTATAAGAAGTATATCACCGACTTTACCGCAAGGGCAACGGCTGACACAAAGTATATTATGGGTCTTCACAAGGATTCTAAGGCTAAGGATGGGTATCAAATCTTCTTAGACAACAAGAATAAGAAGATTATTGTGAGTGTATACTATGGCACACGCCTGCCAAAGGATACGTCTGACTCAGAGGACGAGTAAGAGTGCAGCTACTGCGTTCATACCTAAGGCATTTTTACACGTCTAGTTAGATGAGAAGAGTACAACATAGTACACCGATCACAGATTTCGGGGGAAGGAAACAAATCAGCTTTGATGCACTCTTCTCATCTGATTCTGAGGAGGAAGTAACCCCTTTAGCAGAAACAACTAAGGTCGAGGTTCCCCCTCCGCCGAGTCCCGACTTCCCTTATCGTAAGGAAGATGATCCTATAAGTGTATGGACTCAGAAAGTAACCGAATCCTTTGAAAAGGCTAGCAAGAAGCAACTCCCTCCCGATTTTAAAGAAAGCCTCGGTCGTCTGAGTTTTTTCCGTAAAGCACCAGTTCCCTCAGTACCCAAAGAGCATACCAGCACGACCACCGTAGACACGAAGTAAATTATATGTCTCTGCCCAAATGTAAACGGTGTATGTGGGAACCGATGACGCTTGCAAGCTCCCTCTAAATGGCTTGAAGGTTAAGTCAAGTTCAACTCGCCGAACCTTATCCAAATTAGCATGACCCATGGCATTCGTAATGCCGAATTGTTCATGCTGTGTGCCGAAGGGAATATGATAGTAATATTTGTTATGCCAGGGACTCTTTATCTGTTCCATTCCAGGGAGAATACTTCTGAAGAGAGCCGGCATATCTGTTGCATATCTTACGAGAGATCCCTCGTAGAGTAAGGAGATTGATGATATAGGCTCAGAGTCGAATACGCTGTAGGCAGGAATTAGGGGCTGCCTCTTTCCTAGACCCTGCGCATCTGGCCACCATACGTTTGACAAGGTCCCCATAGCATTCAGATCACGTGTTGCGAGGAAGGGGGCATTGAAGGAATCGGCCTCAGGGCGATGGGCCATAAAATAGATATCCCGTGTCAGATTAGGAATAGATAGTGGTATCTTTGCATGCGCTGCTCCCTTTGTTTCATAGACGAAAGGATAATGTTGAACAATAGGATATTCAATATTGGCGAGACGAATACGATTAGCCTCTGGCTTATCGAGGTACACATATTCGAGTAAGATATAGGAGTCAACTATATCTAGGGTAGCAGGAGTTGTAAATGTGCTGGTTATCACGTTCGACGTGTTCGACGTGTTTGACGTGTTTGACGTGTTTGACCCAAGTACATATGTAAATGTGGTATTTGTTAAAGGTGGGTAGAGTGGGGTATTACCTGCGCAGTATATCGATGTAGCCGTTGACACCACAGTTGAAGATCCATTTGACGTATTTGATGTATTTGATGTATTAGTATTTGACGTATTAGAAGTTGACACAACGTTGGATTGAGTAACTGCTAAAGGTGGATCAGACACGTAGAGTGAATTCAGGGAAGAAAATGTGATGTTTATCTGAACAGCGTCGAGACTTATTGCATCAATTGGTAGGGCAGCCGAAGGATCACCGCGCATGAACCAGAACGGGAGGGGAGTAATCACTTCCTGGTTTGCTGCACCATGCCCGTTTGTCTTTGCTGTGAATCCGTTATCTACTCGGCCCAGCATACGATTCACTGCTGTGACCTTCTCGAGCGGGGTGTGAAACTCATCTAACACTTCCATGAGTCGCCCATCAATGGTATCAATTGGCTCACCCGCAATAGTGACCTCGGCCTGCTGTACAAGGGCGTGACCTACCGAATTCGTCCATCCGAAGGTGGGTTGGGTCGTAAAGCCTGGTGGAGCGGCCGCTGCAGCTGCCCCGTATATTCCTTTGATATCTGGCATCACTGTAACAAGGAAGGCCCGTGTTACAATATGTCCTCTGCGAGGTATAGTAGCTCTTGCTGTCTTACTAAATCCGGCCTTTCCGTCGAAGTTAAGGCGAAACCATTCGGTAGTGAATCTCCCTGTTTTAAGGAATACCCTTTGGAATGTATCTATCTTAGGAATTCCCTTCGGAGGAAGAAGTCTGTCATCCTGTAAGCCCGAGTAGAGAACGGATAGGAGGCTCGCTGAAGACATCTATCTATCCATGGAGGTTGGTTATAAGTGCTGGCGATCCGAGTTTCCAGTAAAAATGAACTATATCCTCCTTTCAGAATCAGTCCCCATGGATATACCACTTGACGTCATCCACCACCATCTCTTTCCCCTCCTCGATCATCCCTCGAGGATCGAGATGAATCGAGTGCTTCCTCCCCACGAGAGGAAGCCTACTCGCCTAAATAAGGAGGTTATTGCAGAGTTCTCAGCCCTGTATTCGAGGGCAATGGTACAACGGCTCATGAACACCATGGCGAAATCGAGGCAAAATGAATTCCTGAAGGCCTGTCGCGAGTTTAATCAGGATCACTTTAGCTGCCTGAGACACTTTAACGCCTTTCAACGAAAGTTTCTGCGTCATCTTACTGATGTGACTAGTAGACTTAATGAACGTCTACCTACCCCTCCTTCCTTATTAGCCAGTGCCCCGCAACCCTGGGGATTTGTTAGCAAGTATATGAAGAAGGAAATTAGGAAGCACATTGACACCTTCTTCGTCGCTGCTGCAGCTGCATTCAACTCGACGGTCCCCAAGATCAAGTTCCGAGATCAGTTCAGCGTTAGCCTCCCCCATCATATAGTCGTGAAGCTACCAGTTGTGCCTCCTATTGATTATTCGGAAGTTCTACATAACATGCTCGAGGACCAGATGGAAGCCCAGTTAATCAGGGGCAGGGAATTGATGGCTTTCTGGGCGGCCAGGGGGGATTTTGATTAGGTGGCCTTACCACCCTTATTTTTTACAGTAGTATCTCGCACAAAAAAAGTGAAGTCAACTAACGTACTAGCATACTTCCTACACACAACATGGCTACCAGCCAAAAGTTTATCTATGTTGCCAGTTCTGCATTCTACATGCTTCTCTCTATAGTTAAACTCGGCATGACAGAGGACCTGTATGGGCGAAGAAGCGCCTATAGGACATCCTGTCCCCCAGGTATGACGCCACATTCTCATGATATTGAGTATATTGCGGTATGGGAAACTAATGCGCAAACAACGGAAGAGTTATATGATCAGGAAGATCTTCTTCATAATCAGTTTAACAGGTGGCGTATGATGCGCAGTATTCCAGGCGATTCTGAGTGGTTTAACTTCAGGGGGAATCCTCCGCTAGAGCTTATCAAAGAATTCATGACGACAGTGCCTTGGGTGAAGTGCGAGGTGGATATTTCCAAAATAGTCCCTCTAAATCGTCCTTCACGCCACTTACGTAAGCAACACCCTAAGAACGCTAAGTTTCTTCGGAGCAGCGGGAGGCGCAATGAGGTTCTTGATGAAATTCAATCTCCAGTGATCAAGGATATTGAGGATTTCTTACAAGACGCTCGAGCTGCTGGATGGATTACAGCACCCTGCGGATCTGGAAAGACGCGCATGACATGCAAAGGAGTTAAGGGGGTAGGTAAGATTATTATTGCATGTCCTTCCAATCAGATCCAGGGTCAGTGGGTTTCTACGCTCCTCTTCGAGGGAGTGTTCGCGGAAAACCAGATTCTTATTATTGGCTCTTCTAGGAATGGAACGACCGACCAGGCTACCATTCAGGCGTTTATGCGACACGATACTTACTGTATTATCACCACGTATATGTCATCTGCCCTCCTCGTTGATCTCCTTACACACGATACTCAGCTTCTTATACTTGACGAGGCACACCATCTGGCTGGAGTTGTAGGGAAGGAAGACGAGGGTGTAGGAAAGACGCGTAGGCTTATGATGAAGGCAGCTGAGCTAGAGGTGAAGAGACTGTCTCTTACATTTACTCCACGCTTCGTGAGACACGATGATGCTATTCACGTAGAATTTGCTTCGATGGACGATACCAGCATATTTGGGTCAAAGATTGCCGAGCTGAAGATTAGATATCTTATTCACAAGGGAGTACTCCCTGATTATCGTATATGGTCTCTTCGAGATCACTCGAATAAGGGTTCGGGTATTCTTGCTAAGGCGGAATGTATTCGTGAGTCTTGGGAGGCTAGAGAGATGGTTCGCGGCGTAGAAGTGCATATTCTTCACCACCTAATTGTCTTTGCTGCAACCAACGAGGATGCCAAAGTGCTTGAGAAGTATTTCAATGAAACTACGACAGATACACTGGTTCTCTGCGTGAAGGGAGGTGATGCGTTGAAGGAGCCTATTCGCAGGTTCTCTGAGGCAAAGCGAGCCATCATTGTGAATTGCAAGGTTCTCGGCGAAGGCGTTGATATTCCTATCGCCAACGCTGTAGCAGTTACCTATCCAAAGCATTCCATGGGAGAGATCATACAGATGCTACTTAGGGCTGGTCGCTGGTACGAGGGAAAGTCTATATTTCACATCCTTCTTCCAATCGTGGATAATGAGGATATGTCTGGGTTCGAAAATACTCTTACTGCCCTTGCGTCGTGTGATGAGCAGTTGTGCGACGAGATTATTCTTCGCTCGAACCATCACGTGGAGACTCAAGATATGCCGCCTAGTATTGGAAATCTAGGTACATCAGCCGAATGCATCACAATTGATGATTACGATGGGTTAAATCTCGACGATATACGCAAGTGTTTTCTGAACATCAGAAAGAACCTGTTTCCAGCACGAGAGAGTAAAAGGATTCAGGAACTCTGTGTTTCTAAGGGGATCGATACAAGTATTGAATATTCTACCACTCTTCGCAAGGAGATGCCTGAATTACCTGAAATTCCAAAGCCAAAGACTTCCACTTGGTATGATTTCCTGCATCCTGGGCGCGTTACACGTGTCGAAGCGCAAGCATTTGTCACTGAAGTTCTTGAGCCCAACAGTCTTCGCGTTGGACGCATATATGGTGAGTGGCTCGGAGTTCAGTCTTCCGTTGTGAAATCGAGACTACCTTCCGTGCAACATATAACCGATGGATACTTTGGCGCAGACTATAGTAACTTTAACAGTCTCCTTGAGAAGTTTGGTAGAAGGGTCTATTCTGGCCGGCGATGAACCCCTCCGGTTGCCACCCGTTTCAAAAATTAGGGGTATTTTTTCAAAATGTAGGGGACTGAGTTCAAAATAAAACTAACGAATTTTAATTCTCACCCCATGGTATACGAAAAAATGCCGAGGGTTTTCTTAAAAATTGATGCCCGAGGGTTATCTATTGTCGAGTCCACTCGTATAAATATGGCTTCTGTAGAGACATTCAAGTCAGCTGTTGTTCGTATTCGTGATATCCTGCGTGGTCCTGGCGTGGCCATTACAGGAATGGACTCAATGAGACATATTTGCCTCTATCTTCTCAGTCGCTTTATGACGAAGGATAAGGTGAAGTCTCTTGGTGTTCCTGATGAGTTTGCATGGGAGAATCTTATTGATATGGCTCAAACAAAGAATGGTGGTGTACAGAATGCCCTTGACTGCTTCTTTCACAAGGAGTCCGATTGTCTTGTAAATCACTTTGACCGCCTATTTGGAACTGAGAACTTCTCCTTTGATATTAAGAACCCAGCAAAACACAAGGAGATGCTTGAGATTCTTGATAAGGTCAATATGGAGGGCGTAGATTGTCAGATGGATATTCTTGGATGGGTATATGAGCAACACTTGAAGACTGGTTCTTCTGCTGCACGAGACTTGGGACAGTTCTTTACTGACCGCTTTATCTGTGACTACATGGTTGCTCTCTGTAAGCCTGGTTTCAAGAGTAAGGGTGTGCCAGAGTCTGTCTGCGACCCTTCGATGGGAACAGGTGGGTTCCTGACCTCTTATATGAAGTTCTATAAGAAGCATCATACCGATACGCCAGTAGATTGGAGCATTCAAAATAAGGAGATTCACGGGTGCGACACAGATCCAAAGGTTGCTGGTGTTGCACGCCTAAACCTCTTTATGGAGTCTGGTGGAAACCGTGCTGTAAATCTGCGAACTCATGATTCTCTCTATGGGGATCTTACCCAGACTGGCTACGACCTCATTCTTGCAAATATGCCCTTTGGTCTGAAGGGGATTAAGCACGCAGAATGCTGTGAGCGTGTAAAGGACTTGAAGATTCGTGGCACGAAGTCTGAGCCACTCTTTCTTCAACTTATGATGGTCTCTCTGAATCGTGGCGGGCGTTGTGCTGTTGTTGTGCCTGATGGCATGCTAGTAAATGGTTCATCTTGCCACGATGAGACGCGCAAGTATCTTCTTGACCACTTTGAACTCAAGCGTGTCATCAAGATGAAGGGTCAGTTCTTTATGAATACTGGCATTCAGCCTTCCATTCTCTTCTTTGAGAACACGGGTAAGCCTACTTCTGATGTAGAGTTCTGGGATGTTATCAAGGGTGCGAATGGCGACATTGAGGAGACGATGGTACTCTCTGTGCCAAGGGCGATGTTTGATGCATCTTGTTCCTTTGATATGCGTCGCTATAAGGAGGTGAAGGCTGTGGCGAATCCTGTAGGTTATGAAACTCTTAAACTTGGAGACCTATTTGAAGTAAAGGGGGGTAAAGCCATTTCAAAAGTTAATCTTACAGGAACACTTTATCCATATTATGGATGCAATGGAATCAACGGTCATGTTGATGAGTTCCTATTTGATGGAGAATATATTGTATGTGCTCAAGACGGTAGTATCGGTTCTGTTTATCTTCTAAACGAAAAGTTCTACCCCAGTAATCATACTCATATTCTGAAGACAAAAGATACAACAAAAATAACCAATGCGTATGGAGCATATTTCTTGAAGATGAATGTTGATTGGAAATCCTTAACTACATCTGTTATTCCCAAAGTAACACAGGGCAATCTTCTTGAAATTAAAATTATTGTCCCTCCTATTGAAACCCAGCAGGAAATCGTCGCAACCCTTGACCGTATCTATGCACCAGGCACGACTGAACTTGCTGAGACCCTCAAACTAACCGATAAGGCGATGGATCTTGTTCTGGCGAATCCTGGCGGTGCTTCACTTGAGCCTATTGTGGAGGCACAGCGCCTTATGCGTAAGTCGGCACAGATGGTGGCGGATGTCAAGGCACAGATGGTGGCGGATGTCAAGGCACAGATGGTGGCGATTGTTAAGGCTTCTTGCTCTAAGGGTGCGGATAAACCACTTACCGAAGTATGTAAGACTAAAATGGGTTTCCCATTTAAGTCATCTGATTACACCACAGAAGGTCTAATTGTTGTAAAGCACAACAATATTACAGATGAAGGTTATGTGAAGGTTTCAAAGAAGCAGGACTATATTCCTTCAACGGGTCAGACTGATGACTATAAACTTGCGATAGGTGATATTGTCGTGAGTATGGACTTTGATTGTGGTAAGGTAGGGAAAATTGTAGAATCTGGCTGGGTTCTAAATCAGCGTGTATGTCTTATGCGAACAAATACAGAGACCCTTTCACAGGAATACCTATACTGGCTACTCCGCTTTGGAGGATTTTATGAGACAATGCAGTCGCTTCATACTGGCACAACCATCAAGCATATTGGGGGTAAAGATATTGATAAGGCTGTTCTCAAAGTGCCTTCTATTGAAGTCCAGATGCAAACTCTACAGCGTCTAAATGCCCTTCAGATCCAACTCACATCCCTTGAGGACCTTGGTAAGCAGGCAGAGGACAACGCCCGTTTCATCCTAGATTCTTACCTAAACACTGCCTAATATTACTACCTATAATGATGGCTACACAATACGACAACAACAAAACAGAAATCGTTAGAAATATTACAGCCCAAAAGGCAATTTACAAGTATCGTATTTTTATGTACTCTCTCAATAAAGATATTAGACAGCAGTGTTTTAGAATCACAAAGGAGTTTCTTGATAATGAATATCATAATAACACAACTATTACAGCGACTGAAAGGGAGCGACTTTTGAATCTTGGAAATCATTGGCAGTGGGCTATGTTTGAAAATGAATCTACCAAGTGGTGGTCTGCACTATCATTCAATCACTCAAAAAGTCTATCGCTTATGACAGTTATCCATATGTGGATTGATGACATAAATACTTTTGACGCAGAAGTATTTGAGACATCTACAGATGGTCTTCGTTAGTCTAAAGTTTACTCAGAAAAGTCCTCTCCATAGATGATCTCGTCGTACCCTAGCTCCATCCACGCCTGTTCTTGTAGGGCCGGCTCCCCGCCGACCATTCGGCCGATCCATACTCCACAGATCCCTTGGTCTGTAGAAAACTGATTTTTCATCCAGCATTGTGGAAATTCACGGAGAAGGGCCTCCAGATATTCATACACAGGCATATTTCGGTACTCATACGTCACCACGAGAAATTTGGGGTCCTTGCGAGACAGTTCAGCCTGTACAAAGAAGCGATTAGCTATAAGAGTTATGTTCTCGTCTCCTTTTATGATAAGGTGACACGCCTCTAAAGCATCTAACACTCTAGCAGGCCCCCTCACTTCTAACACCTGCGTTCCATCGACACCCATATACTGGTATTAATCTAAAGGCTGTTAGGCCTTTCTACATTTAGTATAAAGCCGCATACATATTCATACCAATGGACTCCAGATGGTCTACCCTCCCCATCGATATCGTAGGTAAAATTACATCGTACACACGACAGCTAAGGAGAAGACGAGACTCCTTTGCGAATCAGATTGATGTTGATTCACCCGCCTTTGCAAACATTCGCCAGTGTGTACAAAAGAAGGCGGATTCACAGGCACAAGTAAGACAGTTTACGAATATTCCTTTTTCTGATATGCTTGGTATAATCCACGATGCAACCTTCTATGGATATGGCACAGCAGTTTCCTATTACCGAGATGGGCTTGATACCTGGTATAAGATTGACGAGCCGTGGTATATCTGTGCTGAGGGAGATCATCCATATTTTAGATATATATCAACGCGACATTAAAAAATGAATGATGTCGCGACCATGTAACTCGTCCCACATGTCGCTGACACCTATCGACATACAAGCTGCACGTGCGGCCCTCGCCTCAGGAAAGAATCCAGATATCTTCGTCTTTGATCTGGACTATACCTTATGGCCCTTTGACTGCGACAAGGATGTCTTCGGGCCCTTTTACAGTAACCCAGATGGAATCTACGACTCTAGGCAGCAGTTGGTGAACACATATCGCGATGTACCCGATATTATGGCAGCCCTGTATGACGCCAATATACCCGTCGCCTTTCTTTCGAGAAATCCCAGCCATGCATCGCTCGAGCAACTCCTGAAGACGATTCCCATGCAAACAATGAAGGGTCCAATGTCTCTATGGTATGCAATGCCAGACCGCAAATACTTCCAGGCGTATAGTACAATGGGAGCGAAGAGGGGAAAGAATCTCCACTTCGCTACCTTAAGTAAACTAACCAATGTTCCTTTTGAGAATATGCTCTTCTTTGACGACCTCCCAGAGAATATTTACTATGCAAGGAACCAAGGGACAACTAGCATTCAGCTTAATCTCCAACGCGGGCTAACATGGAGCTCTTTCTTCGATGGCCTCACTCAGTGGAGGGCACGTTAGTGCGAAGGCACGTTAGTGCAAAGGCACGCTAGTGCACACTCTAATCCATGTAAATATGACTCACCAGCCCGTTCTGGAATCGCAGCCAATCGAGGCGAATCACGTACACGAGCACCTCCCATTCCTTATTCGCCTGTCCATCAGGATGTTTTACCGAAAGATTGAGTTTTACATTCTGCAACTTAGAAGCATTTGCCGTCCCTGACGGTTGATGCTTGCCAGGGGTTCTGGCGAACGAATATCCATAGATATAGTCGGCATACGCTGCATACCCGCCTGCATGGGCGTGTGCGATGTGTTGCCGAAACCACTGTTCTTCTTTTTGTATGATTTCCACCCCATTCAGATAAATGGATGCCTGGACAATAAGAGGTCTCCGTGTATTAAATACGGGATCGTACTCATCCGCTGTTACAGAAGAGAAGTTAATCCAATCATTCCGTATTACACTGGCCTTCCGCCGAACAGTCCAAATAATTTCCTCCATTGGATGATTTATTTCAAGAGGAAGATGTACATGTATGACGTCCTCCGTAGATCCTGTCGCACTGAATTTTAGAGGCTCAGTAAACTGGAAGGTTTCGACCTTACGTATAAGGATCTCAAAGGGCGAACGAAGAATCGCCTGCCTCAGCTTTCCATCTGTGTGTCCTGTATAGGTGATCAGCTGAATTCTCTTGAACTGGGGTATAGCCAGTCCAGTGGTAAGTACACGAGGAGTTGACCCTGTAAGGTCAGCGCCCTTGTCAATGATATTTATACTCTGTCCAAGCGGGGTGTCTGTGCAAGTATCGTCGATTGTCGCAGATTCTACGGAACTCGTGACGCACTGAGAAAAGGGGCGAAGGGTAATATGAATGCGAACGGACCCCTGCTTTGTTGCAAGAAGGGGGAAGCCTTCGCTCAATCTAATCCGCTGGAAGAAGAAGGCGAGAGGGATGCAGAGGGAGCCCGATTCGGTTGGGAAGGGACTGGTCTCTAAGGGAGAATATGGGAACGGCTTGCGTCCCAGGCCATCAACCTGGATTCCGTACTGTGATTGGATTTCTGACCGAAGGCGTCCGTATATGTTTATGAAATCACCATCAATACGTTCAATGATAATCCCATTCACCTCTAACTCAGCCTGTTCGACAATCACTGTTCCAAGACTATTTGCATAATTCCATACATTCTGTCCGGGGGCATATACATATTGCCCCGTTTGAAATCTGCATATACTTGTATCATCTAGCCAGTGGCCAAGTTCAATTTGCAAGAATGTGCTCATCAAGATATCTCCACATCCTACGGAGGGAACATCGAAGGTGAACCTTTGACCGAAAGAGGTTGGTCCACGGAAGGGGAACTGTTGGATGGACAGTGAAAGAGGAAGCACCTTTCTGTCGGGAGTAGGGAGCCACCACGTTGACTGTGCGTCAAGAGGAAAGAAGTGATTATCTTGGAAATCTCTTGGGGTTTGATCGAGAAGGGTTGTAATGTCTGCGCCGAACACTACAGAGTCCATGTTCTCTCCCTTAAGGGTTAAAAATAGTCTTAGACCCTTTGCCCTCGGCCCTCTGTGGGCGGCCAGAAGTCTAAACCAAAGTACAATATTAGTACAATGGAATCCTTTGTCGGGCTTTCACTTATCTCTGTTGCAATCTATAATATTCCCTTCTTACCTTGGTCATCTGTATTCGCCCTCAGGCCATGTGGGCTCAGAGTGTATTCCCTTCGCGACGATAAAACGAGGGCCCTTATCCAGAAAAAGATTCAAGATCGATCTAGCGTTACGACAGATGATGGGAAGAGTATAGGAT